AGTAGTGTGCTCCTATACTAACCTTACACTATATTTATTTCTTAACCTAATATTATACAATAATTGCTTCGTCAACCTATTCAAAATCGAACATGGATTTACCAAAATCCTTTTCTAATGAATCCAAATAGTAACCAAATCTGTTTTCCTTCCCTAACTCTCTATCTATAAGTTCAGAACACTTTGCCTTAAAATTCGTGAATATAATATCCCAAGGACTTACATTTATTTCTGGCAAATTTATAACAAACCTCTTTAGTTCCCCCCAATTCAATTTATGAGTTATAGGGTCAATTATGAACATCCTTGGTAATTCAAATAAATGGTATTGTCTATCATAACCATGTCTGATTAAACAGATATGGATACAGTTAAGCATAATTGTTGACCATTCATTTGTTCTGAGGATTTTTACTAATGAGACAATTACTTCTAGAATCCCTAAATTTTTACCTGATAAGAATCCAAGCTTGGAAAAATCAAATATAGATTCAAAGGTCTCTGTTTCATTGAAGATTAAAGTCTTAATGGCAGATTTGTAACTATTAACTTTCTTTCCCTTTTTTAAATAAGTTACTGTGAAAATAGGTTCCGATTCAATTGTTTCAACTTCTTCATCATCCATTGGATCATCACAGAGGAATTCTAAAACATCATCATCTGTAGTACCATCACACTCCAATATTTTTGATAAAGACACAATACTAGATCTTGACACTTTAGAATAGTTGGTGTTTAAGAGCTCTGGTGTCTTCATAAGTTTATTTACATTAAGTATCCCTGTTTTAATCTTTGGCCCGTCAAAATTTTGCATTTTATATAAATGTGCTCTTTTCATAATGCTATATTCCCGATCTGAAATCTTAAGTCTTGTAAGACTATTGTTATCGTAGTTTATGTTTCTGATTGTTTTTAATTCAATACCCTGGCTACGTGGCATCTCTGCTATTATTACAGGGCACACTGGGACTATCTCATTGTAAACTCTAGTCTTTACAGCTGCATGCTCAGCATTTCTTCTCTCTATTGTTTGGGTGTTGAGTATTTGATAAACGAAAATATTTTTTGCCTTCCTTTGGTATGTTATATAGTAATTGAAGTCACTAGTTATATTATATCTTTTGAATAATTCGAATCTTAAATTGTGCTTGCTGGATAAGAGTCTTTTACCTGCAATATGAATATAGTCATTACTTATCTTAGTTAATTGTAATTCACTTATTTTAAGTATATCATCTTCTCCTAAAATATATAAACTTTTATTATATGCGGTAATCTTCAAATTTATAGGACCTGTTCCTAAATTCCTGTTTACTTGCCAGTCATTCCACGAAACATGCTCATTAGCTTTCATAGCATCATACTTATCTAAGTCGTGTTGTGTCAATTCTCCTGTCCAATATAGTACAGGCAGAAATTCATGTCTAATATGGCTGTTTAGTATTAATCTGTATAAATATTCAACCGGAACAAATTTATAAGTGAAATTGTCTATTATCTCTTTCAAGAATCTTTTCCTTGAATATGGATTTATAAATGTATCCCCAAAATAAGCTATCAATCTAATTGCTTCCATAGCTAAATTCATCTCGCCGCTAGATGTTCGTTGAATAATACCCTTATAGCCTATAGTATTTATACTTTTAAGGTAGTGTATCATTATCCATTTTTCATCTTTTATTAAATTCCCCTGAACCAATGCACAAAAATCTATACTAGTGTATGCTTTTGATGGTAGTATAAAAACCTTTATTTTATGATCTGTAGATTTGACATATTCGTAACATATTTGGTAAAACTTGGTTAATTCTTTCAGCTCGTATTTAATATCTCTCTCATTTCTATTGGCCATTTGATTCTTTGCTATTCTATCCTCCATCTTCTCTTTCAATTTAGTTTTTTCCACGAATTCTTCTAAATGTAGTAAGTCTCTCCTCATTTCCTCTATGTCAGCTCCTGGAATATCTGGGTTCTTTTGACTATAAGCTCTTAAAACTAATGCAGGTGAATGAGTTATAAGCTTGAGATTTCTCATTTCAGGCATGTTGCAAGCGGTCACCCCGGTTCTGCTCTGAGGTAAACTTTCCAATTTCAGGATGAGAGCATTTGCAACAGTGGTGAGCAGAGGGTCATTTAAAATCATGTAATCGTACACTACATGTACATCTTCTAAAGTTAAAGGCAAAGCAGCCATATCCTTAGATAAATTTTCATATACCTGATTGAAAGTCATCCTTCCTATGATATCTGGCTGCTCTTCCAACTCTAGATTGTCCCCTATCATAGAAAATTTATCACGTATTCCTGAATAATCTATTACAGGTTTATGTGAAAATAAAATTTGCTCAATAAAGAGTTGAGCAGGATTTTGGATAGACAGGCTTTCTTTGAATTTTTTTGAATTGTATCTAAATAATATAGTATGCATGTAATCTTCTTTAGTTTCCCCCTTTGTAACTAGTAATTCCGGTTTGGTTGCCATATATTCAAACACTTCATTAGTTTTTTGTTCATCAGATAGCATTTTTTGGTAATCTGTATAAGATATTAGCTTCTTTAATGTTCCAATTGTAGTGAACTTTCTAGGAGTAATTATTGAACGGCCTCTCATTTCACTAGTCTCTCCCATAACACTATCAGTTTCTATTTCAGCATCTAACACTAGATATCTTAAAATTTTCATCTTAAATAGTTCTGCATCAGATAACTTATTTATATCCCAAGTTTTTATCAGTAGAGACTGGTCTATAATAGTTTCTTTCCTCATTTCTATAGGACTATTTTTTACTAATAATTCAACCAAAAATGTTAGATTCCCAGATTCTAAGCCTGTTAAAGCTATTGTAGACAAATCAGCATTTAAAATTCCAAATAATTCTACAGGTAACTCTGATCTATTTTTTAATGGCAATCTTGCAGTTGGGTCATTCACTTGTCCAGGTAACATATTGTATGTGGTAAACGTAATCCAATGATTTATGGCAATACTCAACCAAGCAAGACTTGGTGGGCACCCATGTTTTATAGCAGTTTGAGTAGATGTGAGTCTACTTGCCATATCCTCATAAGGACCTATATATGCACAATCGCCTACTGATGTTAACAAAAACCTGCCAAATATAGAAAAAGGCTCTCCTGATATACAGAATAAGGATACAAATTCTTTTATAGTGTTATTCAAATAAGTCTTTTTCATATTAGCTTGACATCCAAATGCTGAGCAGACTTTTTCAAAACTCATGATGGAATGTTCTATAAACAAGTCTTGGTGTAACTTATCGTGTATATATACTATTGATGTATGGTTGTCATCTGAATGCACTAGTGAGTTAACCAGAACTTCTGATCCTGTTTTTATGCTCACTAATCTCAATATATCTTTATATACAGACATAGCACAAGAGTGGACATAGCTAGATGTGTAATTAAAATTCCCTTGCAGCCAATTTCTTTTAATCTCGACATAATTCTTATTCAAATTATCTGTCATTTCCATTATTATATCATCTCGATATATCATTTTTTGGTCCAAGATATTACAAAGTAGCTCGTCAGGTAAAATCAACTTCTTATTCATGTAATTACACATAAAATACAACATTCTCTCTTTCTCATTAGGATATAAAATTGGGTCCATAGCTATCAACCAAAAGTACTTAAAAAATACGTCTTGAGCACTCCACTTAGACATATCTGCATTTATCTCAATTTTTGTCGCCTTAAATTTTTGTCTTTGATTCCCTAACAATATATCATCCATTAAATTTTGATTTCTTTGTTTTATTGTTTCTATTATAAACCGGATTTCTTGTTCAGATTTCATTTCTAGCACCTTTAATTTGCCATCTCCTGGTTCACTTATCATCTCGTCTGGATTCAACTTGCATCTTTCTTTTGCAAGCCTCTCCACAGCATACATACACATTTTTGCTTCAAATTCACCAACAAAAATTTCTCTATCTTTTGCTGTTTTTTGACCTTTATTAAAGAAAGTGAAATAAAAATCAGTATGATCTTTCATCATTTTCATTATGTTTTGTATAGTGGCACCATCTTCGGATAAGTTCTCTGTCTTAAGTAATTCATAAAGTCTATCAAAGACTTTAGTGGAGATGAAATCTTTATATAAGGGAATAGACTGTCTCAAATTATTGTAATTACTGTGTGCAACTTCATTTTTTAAGTCTTCTTCATTTACAAATAACGGATTTGCTATTCTCATCCTCTTAAGTACAGATAAAGTTCCTTTTTCTCTGTCTTTAGCTTGTTTTTCTTTAAGTTCAGAATAATTCCCTAGCTTTATGCATGATTTTGAACTAGTGAATGTTGAAATTGTGGTTATGGATCTGTTAAAGTTATTTCTATTCTCAATTTTATTTCTCAAATGGTTGTGCCTAGATGTATCTACTAGTAGATTCTTAGCTAATGAATGTATTAGTACTGGTAAATTCACTGTCTGCTTTAAAGCCTCATCAGACCATGGTTCAGGACAGTTGAGTCTTTGATCTTTTTCTATCTCTAGAACAGTTTTAGCTAAGTCAATTAAAACATGGTGTTTTTCATGTAAGCCCTTGGGGTTGAAATAAAAAGGCAGATATATTTGATTTATATATGCTTTAAGAGTAACTTTTCCAGGGAACCATATTGAATCAAAATCTTCGTTATCTTCTACCCCTTTTTGTGTAATATCATACTCGGAAAGTGCCACACTTCTTAAACTAATTCTTTCTCTTTGAGAGTTGGCATTAAAACAAGCAATCTTAATTAATCTGGTAACATAAACTGAGAAGAGTGTTTTAGTGTATGGGCTAAATTTTTCTGCTATGTACTCTCTTACGTGGCTAGAGAGTGCCAATGAATTCATTATCATATATCTGGATGGCTCTGTTAAGGACAAGAGGCTCTTCGTTATTGATATCGAACTATAAAAAGCAAATGTCATTATATCAAGCAACTCTGAATTGGGAGAATAATAATAAAATAACATACTAGTTGTTAAAAATAGGCCTGGGCTAGTCACTAATCGCTGACATCTTTCTTTGTCTAACCTCATGGCACGACTAATAGAGACATAATATTGCCCTGATTTAAATGTGGCATGTAATGCCCCAGGTGTTAGAAGTGATTCTTTCTCTTTGTGTACTGCCAGTATACAGAATACTAATGTTGCTCTTTTTGTTTTTATATCAGAACTAGGCAAAACTAAACCATAAATAGAATTATTTGCGCATGTTGCAATTCTAAAACTATTATGTCTATTATATTGCGATAATGATAACATATTCTTCATTAATATAGATATATCGTTAAGACAATTCCAAAAATTGCATTTTATAATCTTTTGAAGACATGCTTCCATCCTTTCAGAGCATGTTTTTATCTTCTTTGAGAAATTAGAATAGATAAAATCTTTGTTTTCATCCAAATTATTATTTTGCCCTAGTATATTTTTTGTAGACTGTAGCATTTTAATACTCTCTAAATATATGTCATCACTATTGAAATCTAGAATTTTAGGTTTCTCCACTTCTATATCGTCTATCATCTTAGACTTAAATTGTTTATGGGATCCAATCCCAAAAAAGTTTTTTAACAGGTTAGATCTCACTACTTTATCAAACTTGTCGTTTACTAAGGAAAATTGTTGTTCCCAGAATACTAGAGCTTCACCAATTTGTACAGGTTCTAACTTCTTATTCATAACCTTACCCTTTTGAGATCTAGCTTCTTCTTTCCTAGTCAAAGTCACTCTATTATATAGGGGAACATTAGCAGAAAAATCCATTGCTTTGCCTATCATCCTGAATGCATCTAAGAATTCTGAAGACCCAGACATATCTTGTAACAATTTTGAGATGAATAAAATCTTCCCTATATTATCTTTTGGATATGCATCATCAGGAGGAGACCATATAAAATGGCCACTGGGTTTTTGATCCATTACATCTTTACTTATCTCTCTTTCTTTTTGAACACGGTTAGACATTTCTTCCCAGCCTTTCTCAATTTCAGTTCTAGTGGGCTTTTTGTAATTTCCTGTTGACTCAAACAATTTGACTGCTATATCAGTGATATACTTTTCGTATTCTCTATTTGTTTTCTCTTTCAGATTTATAAGATGCACATTCCATTTATCTGCCTCATGTGGGTTGAACATTATAGAATCTAGAAACATATCCTGATACTCCTCTGACATACTATTCATGAACTCTATGAATATATTGTTGTCATATAGTTCTGGTGTCCTTTCTTTGCACCATGGCGCTGTAATTGTGAAATCACCATGAGATACCTTTAACAGAAATTCTTCATTATCACCAAACTTCTCAAATAATAGTTTCTTTATATCTAAGAACCTAGAAAAGTCCAGATTTATGACTAGTGGTCCAAATAGGTTCCGAAAACTATCACTAGAGAAATATATTTCATTGTTCATTGGATTTGCTCTGATAATTACTACTTCATAATTCAGTCCAATTATTGGGCAAATACTGTCCAGAATATCTCTATACCGTTTGTTTGTCTGGATTGAGCTTTCAGTAGAAACTGAAACTTTGTAGTCTATGATATATAAAGTCCCATTCCTATATAAGTAATTGTCAGGTGTTATATTCGGTATAGTATATCTCATTGGATCAAAATCCGGCTGTACTTCTAAAAAAATGTCAATTATTGGAACATCGTTTCGATATTCTATTTCTAAAGCCCTACAAATTTCTCTTCCAAAATAATCATGCCTTGACATTAATATGTCTGTATCTATGTCTTTAGCGACTGCAGGGTCGCTTGCCACTCTTATCCTCCTTAAAAATTGATTATAGAGTTGGTCGTCCATTTTAGTGATAAGTGAAGTTAGTATAGGAGTACACTACT